CAATGATTGAATTTGCGCCCATTGTGAACCAGAGAGATATGGTAGTGGTATCATCTAACTCTCAGATAAAATTCAATATCGAGGAAATTAACTTACTTAGCAAAGGCGCGCAAGGTACCAAGTCAATAAAACTTAATGTTGCTAAAGTAATTGGATTACAAATTTTTTAAAATTTCAGAGGTCTGAAAATTTGAGTTTAACAAAAAAATCTGATATAATATTTATAGAAAGTTAAGAGAGAAAACTTTCGTTAAAAATCTAACAAAATTTTATTTATTTAAAGGAGAATTAAAAAAATGAAGCTTACAGAAAAGTCAATGGAAGTATTTAACTATGTAAAGGACAATGGCGGAAGAGTATCTATTCCTGAGCTGGCTGGTGCTCTTGGAAGAAGTGAGAGAAGTGTTGGTGCTAACGTAACTGACCTTACAAAGAAAGAAATCGCAGTAAGAGAGAAGATGGAAGTAGAAGGCGCAGACAAGCCGATTACATACGTTGTTCTTACTGAGATGGGTAAGACTTTTGTTCCTTCTGACGACGAGGAATAATTAGTTAAGTTAGGCGGAGGCTGAAAAGCCTCCATTCTATTATTAGTTGAAAAGTTAAAAAATAAAAGAGGAAAAAAGATGTTAAGACAAGCAGAAAACAGAGTGAAGATTGAAGGAATTTTAAATGAGATTGATTTAGAGCAGAGAACTTTTCACAAAAGAGATGGCTCCGATATGGAAGGAATTTCTGGTAAGATTATCGTAAAGGTTAATCAGATGATTAGTGGAGAAGAGAAGGAACTGATGGTTCCTGTTCATGTATTCTCTTATAGATTAACTAATGCTGGTAAGCCTAATCCCGCTTATGAATCACTTATGCTCGTAAAGGAGAACTTTAAGAGTATTGCAATGGTAGGTGAGCAGGAAGCCGATAGAGTTCGTATCACTGGCGCAAACATTAGAATGAATGAGTAGTATTCACAGGATGGTAGACTTATTGCTTTCCCTAGAATTACCGCATCATTCATTAATAAAATCAATGCTCAGGATTGTAAGCCTGAAGCAACTTTCTCCGCAGAGTTTGTAGTTGCAAATAAGGAGGAAGAAATTGACCGCAATGGTGATGTAACTGGTAGATTAAAAATCCAGGCAATCCTTCCTCAGTATGGCGGAGTTGTTGATGTAGTTCCTTTCTATGCAGAATCTGAAGGTGTTGTTAATGCTGTTGAACAGTATTGGGAAACTGGAGAAACTGTAAAGGCTCATGGAAGACTTAACTTCTCTTCAAGAACTGAAGTAACAAAGGTTGAGGTTGATTTTGGTGAACCGATTGAACAGGTTAGAACAATTTCTGTTAGTGATTTAATTATCACAGGTGGTTCACAGACTCCACTGAGTGATGAGTTCGCTTATGACAATGGAGAAATCCAGGCCGCACTTAGTGAAAGAAAGAATAGGCTTGAGGCTATGAAGGAAAAGAATATGTCTAGAACTTCAACTAAAGCTACTCCTGGTCCTAGCACTACTGCAGGTTTTACTGATTTAGGATTTTAATGGAGGTGGTAGGCAATGATTGATATTTTAAATATTGAGCCTACCGTCATTTCAAGAGATTTAAAAGGAAAATATATTCTTATATATGGAAAGCCAAAGACTGGTAAAACCACTTTGGCTTCTAAATTTCCTAAAAATCTTTTAATAGCATTTGAAAAAGGATATAATGCAATTGATGGAATTAAGGCTGTAGACATAAACCGTTGGGCAGATTTTAAAATTGTTCTGCGTCAGCTTGAGAAAGCCGAGGCTCGACAGATGTATGATACAATTACAATTGATACCACTACTATCGCATATGAAATGTGTGAACAATTCGTTTGCGCGCAGAATGGTGTTCAATCAATTCGAGATATCCCTTGGGGACAAGGCTGGACTTTAGCAAAGAAAGAATTTGAATCTTGCTTAAGAAAAATTACAATGTTAGGTTATGGACTTGTTCTTATTTCTCATATAGAAACAAGAAAAGAAAAAACTGCTGATGATTCTGAAATTGAAATTCTTGCTCCATCAATGCCTAAACGTTGCTATGAAGTAGTTAACCAGATTGTAGATATAATTGGTTATATTGCTACTGAATGGGATGATAATGGCGAAAGTCAAAGATGGCTTTATACTAGACAGACTCCAACAGTAATGGCTGGTAGTAGATTTAAATATCTTGCTCCTAAAATTAAGTTAGGGTATGATGAATTAGTTCAAGCTATTAACGATGCTATTGATAAGCAAAGAGATAATGATGGCGCGAAGGTTGTAGATAAACTTGAACAAAAGGTAGAAGAAATCATTGATTTTAATACAGTTAGAAATGAAGCTCAAGATTTATGGACGACTTTAGTTAAAAAGAATCCCGAAAATGCAGATAGAATCTTAAAGAAAGTTGAAATGATTTTTGGACGTAAAATTAAATTAAGTGAAATAACTGAAGACCAAAAGGATTTATTTAACTTAGTTGTAATAGAA